GTACCAAATCTACAAAACCAAAGTATTAAGCATGCAATTAATAAATATAAAACACCCAATAATTTAATTGAAGAAGAATCATTATTTTCTGAACTTAGGCGTATTGAATTATGGAATGACCGTGTTATTAATAAACAATTATTACACAGTGGTGATGTTATTCAGAAAGAAACATTTAATTTTATTAAACAACAGGAATATCGTAAATTAGGTGAATTTATTCTCGATAAAACAAAAACAGGTGAAATTAGAAATAAAAAGAATCTGTTTAATATCGAGGAAAGATTTCAAAAAATTTCACATATTGGAGAAGAAGATGACGATTGTGAAGAAGTTATTGATAATATTAGTAGAGCACTTCGCAAAGAGTTTAGAAAAACTATACCTACTGGTGTTGAAGTAATTGATGCTTTAACTGGTGGTGGACTAGGTAAAGGCGAAATTGGCGTTATTTTAACTCCGTCAGGTGTTGGTAAAACTACATTATTGACAAAAATTGCAAATACTGCGTATGAAGGGGGATATAATGTGGCTCAGGTTATTTTTGAAGACACACAAGACCAAGTAAAACGTAAACATTATTCAATATGGTCTAAAACACCGTTAAGTAAAATTGATGAAAACTTGGATTATGTAACTGAAATCTCCGAAAAAAGGGCAGCAGAATTGAGAGGTAATGGTAGATTATTGGTTAAAAGATTTAGTCAGGAAAATACTACCATTGTTGATATTAGAAATTGGATGACTTCATATCAGAAAAAATTTGGAATTAAGTTTGATTTACTAATACTTGACTATCTTGATTGTCTCGAATCACATAAACATTCACCCGATAGAAATGAAGCCGAATTAGCAATTGTTAAGGGATTTGAAGCATTGGCTTCTGATTTTGATATTCCTGCTTGGACTGCAATTCAAACAAATCGTTCGGGGTTTGATGCTGAATTTGTTGAAGCACATCAGTCCGGTGGTAGCATTAAGAGAATTCAAAAAGCACATTTCTTTATGAGCGTCGCTAAAACACCAGACCAAAAACAAGCTGGTTTAGCTAATATCAGGATTATTAAGGCACGATTTGCACAGGATGGTCAAACGTTTAATGATTGTATATTCAATAATGATACGTTGGAAATCCGTATTGAAGATGATAGATATAAGTACAATAAACTTAGTAAAGGTCAGAAACATCATGACTCTAGTGATATTGATAAATTAGAAAACAATATTAATAAAATGCATGTTGCAGCTAGTAATTATATGGACGATGCGTTAAGTCGAGCAAATGATGATGCTGTAAATGATGCTGTGTTTGATAATTTACGTGACACGTATATTGCTAAAAATAATACAGATGATGTATTGAAATTACCTGAAATTACGAATAATGTGGATGAAGTCGATGATGATAACGCAGTGCTTCAGAAAATATATCAAGAAGCTGCATTAATCGACTATGACAATTCTGAATTACTTGAATTCGGTGAACCTAGATTTGATGTTGAAAGTGATGTGATTGAAAGTCCATCAACAGTATTGAACGATTCTGAATTTAATCTTATCGGATGGAATGGCGAGTCTGGAAAAACAACAGTTGAAATTATTAATATGCCAAGTATTGAGGTTAAGAATGAACCAAAACGACCAGTAAATTTGATTAGTGGCTCAGATATTAATGAAGTTGAAAAATTATTATCAGACCCTGATGAAGTCGAAAGACCACATATGGGCGTACATGAAATGTTACAACAAGCACGTAAAAATCAGGATGTTATGAAAAAAGATTAAAATAATTTGTAAATTTTTATAAAAAATTGTAACTTTTTTAAAACTCATACGTAGGTATATATCACAAGCATATTGAAAAAAATAAAAAAATTTTTAAAAAATGCTTGCAGATTGAAATAAAGGTGTTATATTTGCACCGTCAATTTGAAACACGTTCATTGTAAGATTGAAAATTATATGGGGAAGTATGCGAATAAAAAACAAAGAATATAGTCGTAATACTCCTACGGAGAACTGGTTATGTTTTCAGTAAAGGTACAGCAATTTGTGTTGAAAACAAATGTTTGTGGGTTCAACTCCCGCCTTCCCCACCGATGGTCATTTTTTGTACTTTTTAGTATTTATATTAAAAAGTATATAATATGGCTAGAATTGAAAAAAAATATCATTTCATATATAAAACAACATGTATGTTAAATGATAGGTATTATTTTGGAATGCATTCTACCGACAATATAAATGACGGATATATGGGTTCTGGAAGAAGATTAAAACGTTCATTGAAAAAATATGGTAAAGAAAATCATATCGTTGAAATTATTGAATTTTTACCTGACAGAAAATCACTTTTTCTTAGAGAAAAAGAAATTGTTAGCTTAAATGAAATTGCTAAAAAAAATTGCATGAATTTAAAAGTTGGCGGTGATGGTGGGTTCTCTAGTGAACAGCATAGAATAAAATTTTTTGAAAAAGCAAGTGAATATTCAAAAATTAATTCATTACTTGCTGTTAAACGTAAAGTCGAAATCCGTAAAAACAATCCAAATTGGCAGTTGGATTTAAATCGTAAGACTGGTGAAGGTGTTAGAAAATATTATCGTGATAATAATATTGTTGGTAGTTTTTATGGAAAAAAACACAGTGAACTATCTAAGGAAAAAATCAGTAAAACAAATAAAATAGTTCTTGCTGGAACAGGTAATTCACAATATGGCACACGTTGGATTACAAACGATATTGATAATAAAAAAATAATGAAAAATGATAATCTGCCAGATGGTTGGCATTATGGTAGAATTATAAAGAAATTATAAAGGAAACTGATTGTTATTTCAGTACAATTAACTCAGTGGGTAGAGTATTTGCCTATCAAGCGAAACGCCGTTGGTTCAAATCCAGCATTGTAAAACAATAGATAACAAACGAAATATCCTTTTTAAAAATATATTGTGGGATAGTGTAATTGGTAACATATTGGGCTCATAACCCAAAGACAGTAATGCTAGTGAAGGTTCGATTCCTTCTCCCGCTACCGGGGTCATTTTTGAAATTACAAGTATTTATATGAAAAATATAAATCATGAGTAATTACAATGACAACAAAAAGTATCATTTCATATATAAGACAACTAATATTCTAAATGGTTCATATTATATTGGAATGCATTCCACAAATAATATCAGCGATGGGTATTTGGGAAGTGGAAAAAGAATAAAACGTTCTTTGAAGAAATATGGTAAAGATAACTTCAAATTTGAAATTTTAGAATTTACTGAAAATCGTAAAATGCTGATTGAGCGAGAAATTGCTATAGTAAACTCCGATGTCTTGAAAGATAAACTATGTTTAAACTTGAAAGAAGGTGGTTGTGGTGGATTATGTAATGAAACACATTCTAAAAATTTTCATGCTGCTGGTGGAAGAAAAGTACGTGAGTATTTTAGAGAAATTCACGCCAATAGAATGAAAAATGATGCTGAATATCATGAAAAATGGAAAATTGCGTATAAAAATGCAATTGGCTCTCGTAAAGGAGACACTAATCCATTTTATGGTAGAAAACATGATGATGAGTGGAAAAAAACAATTAGCGATATTATGAGAGTAAAACAATCAGGAACTAATAATTCTCAATATAATACTTGTTGGATTACTAATGAAATTGAGAATAGGAAAATAAAAAAAGATGAAATAGTTCCAGTTGGTTGGAGATTCGGTAGAAATTTGAAGATATTGAAAAAACAATGAATTAGTAAGCGATTCAGTAATGGAGAGAGTAATTGCTGCAAATTGTTGAACATGAAAAGGCTGGTAGACCGTAAATTATTTCTCAGTAGTGCCTCACATAACCTCAATGACAATTACTAATTTATTCAAACAAATGGAGAAGTAGCAAAGTGATAAACAAGAAATACTATCTCAATGCTCTTGAAAAAAGAGAACTAATGGTGTTTTCAGTAAAGGTAATGCAATTGTGTTGAAAACAATCTATCGGTGGTTCAAATCCATCCTTCTCCGCATTATGCTCAGTCAAGCCTCTTATTCGAAAGAATAATGTAACTGGGCGAAAGACCTGATTCCCGCTAGTCCCTGAAGAAATTCAAACTGGTGGGTACGGTTTAAAAATATTAGGGAAAACGTAAAGTGTTTACAGTAACATCGGTTCGACTCCGATATTGTTCGCCAAAAAATGAGCGATTAGCCAAGTGGTTAAGGCACAAGTCCGTTAAACTTGCAAAAGAAAAGAATACTTTAAAATTGTTCCCAAAACTTATTGATTTTTGGCTGTTGGTGTCAGTGTTTTTTTAAAAAATGGGGCGCACCACCTAACATTTGATGGTTAAGAATGGTTTTTCGTCGCTAACGAGTGACTTTTTTTCAAAAAAGATGAATTTTAACTATGAAAAAGGAGTAGATAGTGAAGCCGGGAGAGCGTTAACTCAAGGGTGCACACTAAGGATAAGCAGCAATGCTCAACTCTCTAATGGTGTGTGAAGCACATATATTGTCGCCCGAAAGGATAAAAGAATGGCGTATGTGGTTAGCAAGATTCCTGATAAAAGCTATTGAGTAGTTAATTTTTTTTACTGAAGAACTTGTTGTGTATGCAGTAAATTGAAATTTGTCGCCCATGATGGTGGCGACACAAACTTACAAGATACAACAGAACTTCTTCTCAATATTAGAGAAGCAGTGTTTTTCTGAAAAAACAAGTGGGCGGGGAACTCGACGTGGAAACGTGTCGAAGTACTTCGTCCATTTTTTTTTGTAGTTATTGTAACATTTTTGAATTCAATTCGTATAATTGATTCTGAATAAAATAAATTGAATTAAATTAATATTGTAGTATGGAAAAATTGGTATTGACACAAAACATGGTTACATCAGTCAAGAAAGCATTGATTGATGGATTAACTATTGCTTCTGGTGCTAAGAGCGTTGCTACTTATTACCATAGCAAAGATGAACAGATGAAGGCAATACAAGCACAAATTAAAGGCATGTATGGTCTTTCGAAAGAACTCCCCTTGATTGTTGCAACACAAAAAGGAGCAACAGGACGATTTGTATCTGAAGTATTATTAAATGAATTTAAAAATACTTTAAAGGGTGGCGCATGTAATATTGTCAATCCGATTGATTGGTATGACAATGGTTTGGGTGATAAGGTATTGTTAAATGCTTTGAGAAATTTATCTGAGAATGGTTTACCTTATGTTCTCCGTTTATATGTTGATTTGAAAAACGCCAAAGTTAATAATGAAAGGTCGAGGAAAATCTTTCTTGGTTTCATTTGGGGTCAGCCAAATCTTGAATTTTATTCGATGAAATATCGTAATAAAATTGCCGATGTATTGAAGCATATTTATGGTCAAAAGAAAACATCAATATTGCTCTCAATTGCTCAAAAAGCCGTTAATGGTGGCGAATTTATTGCTACAGATAAGGAAATGAAGATTGCCAATGATTTGTTGCTTAAATATTATGATGGTAATGCGATTAAAGCATTTAAATTGTTATTGTTCTTATTTAAAAAGGATAAGGGTGTTAACTATGATGCTGCTGAATTTTCATTGTTGAGCGAATACCAGAAAGCTAAGGTAAATATTAGTTTAGCAAAGCTTGTACCTGAAGAAGTATTGATTGGTTTGATTTCGAATAAAAATCATCCTCAATATAGTACAATGTGGTCAACTGATGCACAAAAGGCTGCAACGAAGGCAATGATTCGTAAAAATGTTGAAGTTACGTCGGTAAATCAACAAGTACGTCAAACTAAATCAACAGCTAAGTTAGGTGTTGAAAAAGAGGTTGAACTTGAAAAAGCTACCGATTTCTTGGCACTTTACAAAACTGCATATGAAAATGGTTGGACTGATGAATTGAAAATTGCAATTGGTAAACTCGCAGTTAAGAAGAAAATTCAAGGATTCTTATATCAGAACATCGGTATTATCGTTGACGATAGTGCTTCTATGACTGGTAACAAGAATGAGTCTAAGAATACACCGAGAGCAATTGCCGAATTTACTGGTTTAGTACTTCAAAATTCTGCAAGGAATTCTGTTGTTGCACGTACAAGTGAATTTAGTACAGATTTAGCATCAGCATTTATCCAATTATTGAAAGATGAAAATGATAGTCAATATGATGCTATTTTCATCATTACCGATGGTTATGAAAATGCTTACGATGGATTGACGAATGAAGTTATCTCAATCTGGCAAGCTGAAACTGGTAGAAGTCTACCAATATTCCAGATTTCGCCTATTACTAGTGCCGAAATGGGTGCTAATGTGAGAAAGATTGGTGATAGTGTTGTTCCTATGTCGGTGAATAATCCATCTGCAATTCAGCCACAAATCAATGCGAGATTGCTTGAAATTGACGCTAAACTTTGGTTGGAAAATGAAGTACGTCAATTGGAATCAATTTCGATTACAAGAAAAGCAAAAATTAGTGTAAACGTTTAAAATTTGAACATATGAATACTAGAGATTTTTCAGAATTATTAAAAGGTTGTCGTCCTGTTAAGGATAGTGATGGCAACATCGTAGTTCAGTCAATAATGAACATGCAGATTGTATGTTTAACTACTGATAATGAGTTTTCGTTGGATAGTCGTTTCGGTAATCCTTTAACTGCTTTGAAAGCAGGTAACTCTTCATATGGTCAAATTAATTTTACTAATAAAGAGAATAAGGAAATTATCGTTCCTACTCAAATGGCTGTTATGACCAAACAAACTGCCCAAAACCACGGTATGACTAAAGCAGGTTATATTCCCGCTAAAGGAAATATTACATTTAGGGATGCTGGTTGTGTTCAAGGTTCTCAAGGCGGTCATTTCAGTGACACTCAGGAGTTCCGTATGTTGCCAATATCAATGCGTGAAATGGTACTTGATACTATTGGTACTCCGGAATCATATCAAAGAATTTATCCTGCAATTAATAAATTGGGTGTTGACACACAATCAAATTCAGGTAGTTATTTGAATGTTTATTTCGATAAATACGATAAGAAACTTGAACAGTTCATCGCACATTTTGAACGTCCAAAAAACCTTATTGGTATTGTTGTGTTGGTTGATGACGAAATTGTTGGTATCGATAAGTTTCCATCATTCACATATGCAGAACAGGTTTGGGATATGATGATTCGTGACTGTTATGGGTCACTTGCAATTATTTCTGAATTGAAATCTAAGAAATCACGTGCAGTATTTGCTGAATCATATAATGAAGTGAAGAAACATCGTGAAGATGTTGTAACTATGCTTGAAAAAGCGTTGTTAAAGACAAAACAGAAAATGACTGCAAGTGTTCAGGAAAAGATTCAAGAATTGCTTGATTTAACTTTCGATGCAACTCCTGATACTGTAGGTAACCCAACAGCAGGTAGTCATGCACCAAAATCATATGTCCTTAAAACTGAAGGATATGTTGGTCAGGTATTAACTGAAAACGAATACAACCATATGGTTAGTATCGTTAAAAGGGAAAGATTTGACCCAACTGCATTTCGTCAGGTAAACGAGTTAAGAAATAAAGCTCGTAAACAAGACAGATTCACATTATAATAATAGCGTGAATAAAAAAACAACCCTGTAGGAAATTTTCTTACAGGGTTTTTTGTTTTATGGTGTTTTTAATTTGATTTTGTGGTATTTATTATAAATAATTCCGAACAAAAAAGTTCGGAATTGGTAACTTAATGGACGGTCATTGAGTTACGAAAAATAACCATAAAAAAATCTAAATTAATTAAAATGCCATTTTTTGCAAGACCTAACCTAGATAATGAACAATTTAAGCAAATTCAGGGTACTACATTAACATTATCGGGTCAAACCCAAATAGCTACAGTTAGTGGATTTACATTAACTGATGGTACTGGTAATAATATACCTGTTATTGCTACTGGTGGTACTAATTATGATGTTTTAACCTATCTTAATGGTAAAATTTTATTAGAACCTGTTAGTGGTATTACTGGTAATGCATATAGCGGTAATTCACCAACGACATGTACTGTCGGTGGTTTAATTTCTGGAACTAGTATTAACGGATGTAGTATATCGTGTATTATTCAAGATATGGTAGCACCTCCGCTAAACCCGACAATAACATCACCGTCGATTGGTTTTACAATATCTCCTTCAAATATTTTATATGAAGTTGGCTCAACAATTAGCGTAACTGGATGCACTGTTTTTGATAGAGGCTGTATTACACCAGCATATTGTGGAACATGTAGTAAAAGAAGTGGTTCTGCAGTATGTTATGAATATAATGTGTGGGGAGTTCCCACATGTACTGTTAGCTCATTACCAAATAATTCAACATCTTTTACTCCATATCAAGCTGCACCGGGAAGCGTAAATACTTTAACTAGTAGAACATGGTATTCTTCTGGTTGTACTCCCGCATATAATAGTCAAGGTAGTGAATATAGTGCAGCATTATCATCAGGTTGTACACCAACATCAACAATAACGATAACTGGTATATATCCATATTACTATGGTAAAGTTGCTAGTGGAAATGTTGCTGCCGGGTTAAACAGACCATCTGCAACTGCTGCATTGATTACTGGTGGTACTAAGGTTGTATGCAGTAGTAATAATACAATTTGCCTTAATTTTAATAGTACTTCTGATGATTACATTTGGTTTGCAACACCCGCAGCCAGCATTACTAAAACATGTTGGTACGTTGATTCTGCAAACAATGGAATAATTAGTGGTGGCACTACAGTTGGTGGTAATTTATTTCCAGCTCCCGTTACTGTTAACGGTGTTGCAAATGTGTGTTGGAGTGGGCAATCATATAAGCTATACATTAGTAATTATCAAACCACATCAAATAAAATAATTGAACTAAGAAATAATTAATCATAAAATGTCAATAAAACTTAACGATAATATTAAAATTAATGCTGGTAAACCAATAGATACCAGATATTTAAATGCTGATAATGAAACATTTTCATCGATTAGTGCTGTAAATTCCGAAATTCCGATTGGTGAAAGATATGTTGGCTTAACCGTTAATATCAATAATGTTGAATATTGGTATAAAGACGGTGTTGATGATGCTGATTTAATTGAAAAATTAATTGACATTCAAAATTATGTTACTGGTGCTACTAATGTTGGATATTTCAGTGGAAAAACGGGTGTTCAAACATTACCTATTGACCATTTGGTTGGTAGTTTATTTGATGGTAATTATTTGTCACTTTATAATTACTATTATCGTGGTACTGATGGCAATATTCATATCGGTACACCTAGCGATGGAATACCAAAGCGTGGATATGTGAAATCAACAGGGCAGGTAAAATCTTGGATATGGAATGAATATACTGGTGGTACTGACATGTTGGGATGGATTTTAATTGATGGTGATATCTCTAAGCAATTAGGTACATTTCAATATAGCAGCAGTCCATTGTATTACAATGGTTTAACAACATTTCCATATGTTCAAACAAGCTGGACTACAGGTAGTGCATATAATAATTCATCAAATTTGGTTATTAATACTGTTCTCGGTAGCCTAAATACTGGTAATACTATAACTATTGGTGGTAGACCATATGATTATAAGATAGATAAAGACTTGTATTTTAGAACGGTAATATCTGAAACACCTTCAATTGTAAATGTGAGAGATGATGAAACTTTCATTTATGTTTCAGGAAAAACTGTTTCAGTTAGTGGGTCAAATTTGGGCACGACTGGTGCTAGAGTATATGCTAATACATCTGGAACTACACTTAATTTTAGAAGAATAATTGGTAGTGGTGATACTAGCGTTAGCGAAGTTGGTAATAGTATTATTGTGTATTCAAGTGGAAGTACTACACCAGAGAATAGATATAATTTAAGTAGTCCCTCAACTGTAAGTGTTGGTGGATTGATATCTGGCTCAACATTAACTGGAAATACTTCATTTGAGTTGTTTGAAAAAATATTAGTCCCGACAGTATATCCAACTCTTACAAACCCAAGTATAAATATTGCAATGTCACCTTCAGGAACAACTGAAATTGGTACTGTAATACCTACAATATCAGTTACCGGAACATTTAATCAGGGTTGTATTAATCCTCAATATAATGCGGTATGTGATAAGAGAAGTAATGGTGCATTATCTTATTGTTTTACTGGTGCACAAATAACCTATTGTTGCGTTGATACCAGTAATTCTAGAACAGAATATGTTACATCATATTCGGTACTCCCGGGAGTACAAACATGGGGTGTAAAGGTTAATTATCAGGCAGGTGTTCAACCTTTTGATAGTAAGGGAAATTATTATTGTAGTCCATTACCAGTTGGCTCAACTTCAACTGAAACAGCAACAATAAACGGTATTTTACCTTGGTATTGGGGTTTAAGTAGCTCAATGTCAGTAAATAGTTCATGCATTGCATTATGTGGTCGTGATGGTCTTGGTTGTAAATGTGTTGATGATGTTACAACAGCACCACTTGAAATTACATTCAATAGCACCGCATGTGATTACATATGGTTTGCATTGCCTGCATGTTCAGATATTAAAACTTGCTGGAATGTGAATACTGGTAATAATGGTTGTGTTGGTGGTGTAGGTAATCTATTTTCCAGTGGTTGTACAGTATCTGTATCGTCATATGAAGGATGCTGGAATAATTGTGATTATGATGTTTATGTAAGCTGTTATAAAACAGGTACTGCAGCAAATATACCAATGTACATAAGTTAAAAAGTAAAATTTAAATAGAATGGCAATAATTTATAATGATAATTTTAGTGTGCATGCAAATAAACCTGTAGATAACAGGTATTTGAATATATCAACCCCTTGGGCTTCGGTGAGTGAGGTAAATGCTAACATACCTGAACCATATAGGTATGTTGGTTTAACTGTTAATATTGATAAAGTAGAATATTGGTATTATACAGGTACTACTGACGGTGATTTGGTTCAAAGAAGTATGGGTAGTTTAAATAATGCAATTAATGGTCTTCGAGTATTAAGTGCAACAACTGTTTCATTAGGTGGTACATTGACTGGTAATACTATTTTTAATGGTGATGCTTCGATGTATACTTTAAGATATGGGGGAGATTATAGTAGTGCATATTCTAATCGTTCTTTAGTTGATAAAGAATATGTTGATTCGATTGCAAGTGGATTAAGACCCAAACAGGCTGTTAAGGTTGCAACAACTACAGAAATTACGCTTAGTGGGTTAACTATTGTTGATGGTTATCAACTACAAACAGGTGATAGAGTTTTAGTTAAAAATCAAAGTAGTGGTGCGACAAATGGTATATATAGTGCTAGTACTGGCACGTGGGGTCGTACTTCAGATTTTGATGGCAGTCCTAGTAGTGAAGTGGTTAGTGGTTCATATATGTTTGTCAATACTGGTAATACAAATATTGATTCTGCGTGGATTCTTTCAACGCCTGACCCTATAACAATCGGTGTTACACCGTTGACTTTTGTATTATTTACACATAGTGAATCTATTGTCGCTGGTGTTGGTATTACGATAAGTGCAACAACGGGTGGAAAACAAATTAATTTTGATGGTGCTAGTGTTGCTGGTTCATGTTTGTCATGGGATGGCACTCAATTAAATGTCGATTCTGCAAGTCAATGTATTTTAAATAATGCAATTACTGGTGGAACAAATGGTTTGAGCGTTGTCAATCATAGTGTTAAATTAGGTGGTTTACTATCTTCAGGTGAAACAATGATATGTATGCCGTATTCCGAACCATCATCGTTGGTTGTTGGTTATGGAACACCTTCAACTTGGACTGGTGGTAGATTAAAAATATGTAGAGATAGTGCTCATGCATCTGGCAATACTGTTTGTATTGGTGCTAGAACCAATGCAAATAATTCAATGGTCATTGCAATGTATGCTACTTCTGGGATGACGTTTGCCACAAGTATTGGTGGTGTTTCACATGGAATGAAATTAGATGGTGCTGCATTAGCTTATGATGCTTGTTATCATGCTGATTATACCAAACGTTCACTTGTTGATAAAGAATATGTTACGGGAATTACTTCAACTTTAGTTGCAACTGCAAATAATGGTTTAAATAGAGTTGGAGATAACATTCGTTTAGGTGGTGCATTAACTGGTGATACTTATATTGATGGTAATTATACATTAAATTTATGTGGTGATGCAAGGTTTAATTCAGATAATGGATATCAGATTTCTGGTGTTACAGTGTTTAGGACACCTCCATCAACAATTACTTCAATTTACATTGGTCAAAATGCTGGCAGTAATGAAATTGGATGTAATAATATTGGTATTGGTGAGAATAGTTTAAGTCAAAATAGTATTGTTGAATATAGTATTGCAGTTGGTAATAATGCATTATCTGGTGCTACTGGTGGTACTGCCAATGTTGCTATTGGTAATAATGCATTTGCTGGTGATATTGCTCCTTATTATGGTGTCGCTATCGGTAATTGCGCTTTACGTACTGGTTATGGTTCATATAGTGTTGCTATTGGTAATTGTGCACTTCACGGTGGTGGGTCTGTAAATGTTGCTATTGGCGAATCTGCGTTATATTGTGGTGGTGGTGGATTTAATGTGGCACTTGGTGATAACGCTATGTATCATGGCGGTGGATGTGGAAATATTGCAATTGGTCACTATTCTTCATATTGTAGTGGGTGCGTTAATGGCTCTAATGTTAGTATTGGGTATTCTGCATTATATAATAATACTATTGGTAATAGTAATATAGGTATTGGTGCTCAATCATTTAGTTGTCTTGTGTGTGGCAATTTTAATGTTGGAATTGGTAATGCAACAGGATATTATAATACCACTGGTTCGTCTAACGTATTCATTGGAAATTGTGCTGGTTTAAATGAACAAGGTTCAAATAAATTATATATTGCAAACACTAATGCATGTACTTTGATTTATGGTGATTTTGCTCAAAATTACGTGATTTTACCGACTTTAAAGCTTAGTACTACCCCAAGTGCGGGAACTACTTCAGATGGTATTTTAGTGTGGAATTCAAGCGATAAATGCGTAAAACAAGTTAGTTGTGCTAGTGCTTTTGGTAGCGTTATTACCGGGGCAACTAATGGATTGACAAAAACAGGTAAAAATGTAGTCCTTGGTGGTACATTGACAGGTGCTACTTCGATTAATTTAAATGAATTCGATTTTAGATTAAAATCAGATGGTAGTACATCATACGGTATTGCAGATTTCAATTTAAGTCAGACATATGCTAATTCAAAATTTGCTATTTGTTCTCGTGATGCTACTTCAGCAACAATATGGGGTATTACAGGTAATAGTACAAATATTACAGCAGTGCATTGTTCAAACAGCTCAAATGGTAGTTGTTTATCAATAAACAATGGCGATATTAATTTAACAAATAAGACTTCAAGCTGCAGTAGAGTGGTTTGTTTAGGTGCAAACGCTTTAGTTTATGGTGCTTGTTATCATGGTGATTATACAAATCGTTCGTTGGTTGATAAAGAATATGTTGATGTTTCAATATGTAATGAATCTAACGTTATTAAGGTTTGTAATGTTGGTGCACCATATACAACAACAAGATATGACGATTTTATTGGTGTAAGCGGTACTAGTTGTATTTATTTATATAATACTCCTGTCTGTGGACAAAGAGTTATCGTGACGGATATTTGTGGTAATGCACTACTTGACCCAATCACTGTGGATGGTAATGGTAAAAAAATTAATAATGGCACTTGCTCTACTATCAATACTGACTATGGGTCTATTACATACCTATATAATGGATTTTGTTGGAGTGCTGTTGGATTTATTAATTAATGTATGGAAATATGTGTCAATAGCACATATTTCCAATATTTATATTATGAAAGAAAAATTATGGGAATTTTAAATAAAAACAGAGCGAATGTCTATTGAAACTAAACTAAATTTAACCAATGACAAGTTTTGTCAGACTGATGGTAGTTTATTAACATTATCAGGTGATACTCAAATTTCTAGTGTTGGTACAATAAAATATGAAACGAATCAAAGTAGTACATATACTTCTCGTTCATTGACTGATGCTGGATATGTAACAGGATTAACTAAACAATTATGTACTACCGCAAATAATGGTATTACTAAAACTGATTGTAATTTTCATCTTGGTGGGGCATTAACAGGTGACACATTTATTAGTGGAAATTATTCATTGAATATTTGTGGTAGTGCAAAATTAAATTCAAATAACGGATATCAGATTAATAATAATACTGTTTTAAATTCACCAAGTAATGATTATAATTCAATATTTGTTGGTATAAATGCAGGTGCTACCGGAAACACCGGAAATAATGATATTGCTATTGGCGCATATACTTTACGTAAATTAGTTTTTGGTGCTGGTGGTGGTCATAATGTCGCTATCGGTTCTCAGAACTTATGTAATAGTGCTGATGGTTGCAATAATGTTGCAATTGGTACTAGTGTGATGTCAGCGTCATGTACTGGTTCATATAATATTGGTATTGGTAGTCAATCGTTGACACGAAATTGTGGAAGCTATAATATTGGTTTAGGTGTATCTTCGTTGTTATGCAATAGAACTGGTGAATGTAATATTGGTATTGGTTTAGAATCATTAAAATTAAATTTCTATGGTTGCCAAAATATCGCTATTGGTAATCAAACATTGTGCACTAATAGTTGTGGTAATAATAATATTGCTATTGGTCTAGGTGCTGGTTTTAGTGCTACTGGTAATAGTAGCGTGTTTATTGGTAAAAATGCTGGTTATTACGAAACTGGTTCTGATAAATTGTATATTGGAAATAGTCAAACACAGAGTTTAATTTATGGCGATTTTTTAAATAATTTTGTGACTTTACCAACATTAAAGCTTTGTAGTACACCGGGAATAGGTACTACATCCGATAATATTCTTGTATGGAATTCTAGCGATAAGTGTGTAAAAATAGTTAGTGGTGGTGCTGTATTAACGTCAGCAATTACTGGTGCTACTAACGGATTGACAAAGACTGGTCAAAATGTTAAATTAGGTGGTATTTTAACAGGTGATACAATAATTTATGGAAATTCAAAATCACTGTCTTTAGGAACATGTGATTGCATAATTAATGCATTTAATGTGAACTCAGGTTCGGCAAATATTCGCCCAACAGGTGCATTAACACTATATGGTGCAACTATATCGATTAATAATTTTGCTTCATATGATTGTAATTATTGCTGTTCATTTAGTAAATATTCATTAGTTGATAAGAATTATGTTACCGGAACAACAATCTCAACAGCAAATAATGGATTAACTTCAAATAATAGAAACATACGTTTGGGTGGAACTATTACTGGTGATACATGTATTACTTATAATAATGCTAAATTAGCTTTCTGTACCGAAGGTGGTGCATGTAATATAAGTTTATGTAATTTAGGTAGTGAAGTTAAATTATCTTCACGATGTGCTTATATGATTAGTACGTCGGTGGATAGTTGTCAAAGTAATGTTGGTGTGAAAAATGGTTGTGTTGATATTTTTTCTAATATCAGCGAATGTGGCGTTCAAATTACTGCACCAACAACAGGTGCTGTTTATATTGCTGATTATAGCAGTGGTTTTGTCAACGAATCTTTAGTGAGTAAAAGATATGTTACTGGTTTAACTACTACGTCTGGTGTACAATCAGCTAATAATGGCTTAACCAAATCAGGTACAAATGTTCGTTTAGGTGGTACATTAACCGGGAATACTGTAATTGATGGAGCATATTCATTAGGATTTAATAATTCGATTATTAATCTTACTGGTAGTAGTTGTGTTAATTTAAGTGGTGTTGTAAATTTAATTACAACCCCGGCAGTAGGTAGTACTTCAGATAATATTCTTGTTTGGAATTCAGGGGATAAGTCAATTAAAACGGTGAGTGGTGGTGCTGTATTAACATCAGCAATCACTGGTGCTACAAATGGATTGTCAAAAACAGGTCAAAATGTTAAATTAGGTGGTACTTTAACAGGTAATACTACAATCGGTGGGTCTAGTACTTTATGTATTACTGCGCCAAGTATCAGCACAGATGTTCAACATTTGACATTCGATTCGAATCCAATTACACCGACAGCATTTGGTTCGTTATTTTATAAAAATAATTCATTAAATTTCAATAGAGAATTTAGTGGAGTTACATTACAAATTGGTGAAGAAACAGTTGTTAGGGTAACAAATACAACTGGTTCATTAATTGAAAATGGTAGTGCAGTTTATATTTGTGGTGCTGTGAGTGGTATTCCTGCTATTGCAAAAACGATTGCAAGTTCAAGTAGCAATGCAGTTAATACATTGGGTTTAACTACAATGGGAATATCTGATAATAATGAAGGATATGTTACTATATTGGGACTTGTGCATGATATTGATACTTCATCGTGGAGTGCTGGTAGTAGAATTTACTTATCATCGACACAAGCTGGTTGTTTAACTGCAACAGCACCATCATATCCAAATGAAGTAATTCATATTGGATATGTTACATGTCAAGATGTATTAGGGTCGATTTTAGTTGCGCCTGTTATTGAAACATCATATACTAGTATTAGTACATTTACTGGATACACTGCAAGTACGGCTATTGTATTGAACAATAAATTGGATAACTGCATTTTTAATAATTATACTGGTGCGACTTCAAGCACACTTGATTATTTATTGGATGTTAGTAGTTTTGCTGTTACTGGTGCGACTAATGGATTGAGTAAGTCAGGTGTTCGTGATGTTTGTCTTGGTGGAACAATATCAAATCCAGTTACTATTTGTGGTGCTAGTTCAGTTAAAATTGGTGATACTAATGGTATTACATTAAGTACATCCAATACTAACGATATTGCCCTCAATTCTAAATCATGTGGTGGAATTTATATTAAATCACAATCAGGCACTAGTAATTCAACAGTTAGTTTTGTTGGTTCTGTTGGGTTGCAAGTTGATTATGACGCTGTTAATGGTTTTGCATTATATGATAATAGGGTTGGTGCTAGTCGAACTGGTTTAGTGTATGCTGATGATTATAGCTCAAATTATGTGAATCGTTCATTAGTAGATAAAGCTTATGTGGATAGTGTTGCGACTGGTTTAGATGTTAAGTCTGCAGCATTGGTTAGTACAACCACAAATATTACATTAAGTGGTTTAACTACTGTTGATGGCATAACGTTAACGACAGGCGATAGAATTTTAGTCAAAGACCAAATAAATGGTGCTTTGAATGGTATATATAGTGCTAGTACTGGTACTTGGGGTCGTACTAGTGATTATGATTTTTCACCAAGTGGTGAAATTAGTAATGGTAACCTAATCCCCGTAACAAGTGGTAATACAAATGGTAATAGTATTTGGATATTAACAACGCCTAACCCAATAGTGAGTGGAGATACATTAATTTTTTCTAAATTCTCACAACAAGCAGGAATTATTGAGGGTAATGGTATTAATGTAACGACTGTTGGTACAAATAAACAAATTTCAGTAGAGTTGCCCCCAAGTGCATGTGGTTTACAATTTAATGGTACTGGTTTAGAAGTTGATTACGATATTTTCCGTTTAGGTTTATGTTCTGCAACAGGTGGATATGTGGATATTAGAGCAACTAAAGGCGTTGCAAGTGGAAATGAGATTCCTGTGAAAATTAACACTGGTGGAACTAATTCATTATATGTAGATTCTTCATCTGTAATTACTTGCATTGGCAATCCTGTGTTATCTGCAAATAATGGATTGAATAAGATTGGCTGCAATGTACGCTTAGGTGGGACATTGACAGGTGCTACAACAATTAATGGTGGAACTAATGCTTTGACATTCTGTTGTGTCTGTGCATTGGGAATTGGATATACTACAAGTGCAACAATTACAGATGCGAATGCAACACCAAGAGGGTTGGTATATGCTGGAAATTATTCAGCAACATATTGTGACCGTTCGTTAGTCGATAAAGGATATGTTGATAGTTTGGTAACATCAGGCGTATTAGCTTGTAACGGTTTAAGTAAAGTGGGAAATACTGTTATTTTAGGCGGTGCATTAACCGGAAATACTTTTATTAGTTATGGTGCAAATAGGTTGTGTTTCATTGATGGCGGTACTTCATGCATGGATATTATTTCTGATTGTAGCCAAATTCATGTTCAAAACACTTCATTGTGTTTAAGAAGTTGTACATTAGGTTCTTGTGTTGGTACGGTTTGTCTTACAAATTCAGGTATTATATCTATTTCAAGTAATGCTACAAATTGTGGTGTTAGGGTAACATCACCATCGACTGGTGCTATTTATAGCGCAGATTATAGCGGTAATTTTATTAATGAATCATTAGTAACTAAAAGGTATGTTACTGGTATAACTAGCTCAATATGTAGTAATTATTTATGTAGTGCAAATAATGGTTTAACTAAGTCTGGAACTAATGTTCGTTTAGGTGGTGCATTAACAGGAAACACTGCAATTACTGGTGCATATACTTTAAGTATTTGTGGTGGCGCTAAATTAAATACTGCTTGCGGATATCAAATTAGTGGTAGTACCGTATTAAGAACAAGTCCTAATTCAATTAATAATATTTTGATTGGAGAGTCTGCAGGCAATAGTACGATGACTGGCACTAATAACTTTGTAGTAGGATGTCAAGCTCTTTTAAGTAACACAACTGGCTATAATAACATCGCTAATGGTTATTTAGCACTTAATAAAAACACAATCGGTTATAATAATATTGCCAACGGTAATGGTGTACTTTATGCTAACACAATTGGTTGTAATAATATTGCCAATGGTTATAATGCTCTTTACTGTAATATTTGTGGTAATGGAAATATTGTCAATGGTTATAGTGCACTTTTTAATAATACAACTGGTTGTGATAATATTGCTAATGGCTTTATAGCACTAGCTATGAATATAAATGGTTCTAATAATATTGCCAATGGTTATTATGCTCTTTATAATAATACTACTGGTTCTAACAACATTGCTAGTGGCTGTCAAGCATTATATTGCAATACAACTGCCAACAATTTAATTGCAATTGGTATAAATGCTTTATATAATAACAAATGTATTAATGCTAGTTGTAATGGTCAATATAATATTGCTGTTGGTCACGGCTCATTAAGTGGAAATACTTATGGCTGTGCAAATTATGCTTTTGGTTATGGTGCGTTAAGCGGGAATACATATGGTTGCTATAATATTGCAAATGGTTATCAAACACTTGCGAAAAATACAACAGGCAGTGACAATATTGCAATTGGGTATCAGAGTCTTTATTCGAATACCGGAGGTACTGCTAATATTGCAATCGGCTCATCTGCCTTAAAATCAAATACAAAGGGTTTAGATAATATTGCAATTGGTTGCATTTCATTGAATGCAAATACTTTGGGATGTTTTAATACTGCAATAGGTGGTTATTCATTGAATGCAAATACTATCGGTAATTTTAATATTGCTGTGGGTAATTCTGCACTTATGTGCAATACGTGTGGTTGCAATAATACTGCATATGGTTATTCTGCTCTTGGTCTTAATAGCTCAGGATGTAATAATCTTAGTTTTGGATTCAGCAGTAATTTAATGAATACTACGGGAAATAATAACATTGGATTGGGATATCGTGCAGGATATTCTAATTCTACTGGCTCAAATAATATATTTATCGGAACGTGTGCAGGTTATAATGAAACAGGTTCTGGTAAATTATACATTGCTACAGGTGCAACAAATCAATTAATATATGGTGATTTTGCCACTAAAGAAGTAACATTGCCTAAACTTAAAGTTTGTGAAACACCTGCCACTGGAAGTTTTAGCGATAATGTGTTGGTATGGAACTCAAGTGATAAATGTGTTAAGCAATATAATTTATCTTCATGTTTTTCAAACGCAATAACTGGTGCAACAAATGGTTTAACTATAACAGGACAAAAAATTAAATTAGGCGGTAGTCTAACTGGTAATACAGATATTTCAGGAGCATATACATTAGGATTTAATAATTCAATTGTTAATGTTACCGGAAGTACTTCGGTAAATATTAGTAGTAGTGGTTCTGTTAATATTAATGGAACATCGAGTGTTGGTATTACTGGTTCGGTTAAATTACTAACAACTCCATCAAATGGAGCATGTAGCGATTCTGCGTTAGTTTGGAATTCAAGTGATAATTGTATTAAAAAGGTCAGTGCAAATGGATTGTTTGGTATATATTCAATAACTGGTGTTTCAACGAATGCTACTTTATCTGCTGATAATCAAGTAATATTTGTCGATACTACATCGGGTGTTGTAACAATTACATTACCTACTGCAGCAACAATTACTAATGGTAAGGTCTATATGGTTAAAAATACTGCATGTGGTTTGATAAATAATGTTATCATTGATTCTGGATTAAATTCAACAATCGATGGCTCAAGATGTGCATTGATTAATACTAATTATGGTGCGCTTCAATTAATACGAGCATGTACTGCAGGTTCTAATAGTGTTTGGTATACGTTATCATTCAATAACTAATCTGAAATAAAAATAATGAAAATGGAAATTGAAAGATTTCCATTTTTTTTTATAATTATATGTGTTTTTTTGAGAAATCAACTATTTATAAAAAAATATAAAAAATTATAACAAATAATAATAAATTTCAGATGAAAAAAGATTCAACAATCCAACCTAGCGATAAATTTGTGATTTTACATACCGAGGGTGGACACGGTAAACAAATTATGGCAACTGCAGTATGTCGTGCAATAAAAAAAGCATATCCTGATAGAAAATTAATAGTTGTTACTGCTTGGGATGGACCTTTTTTTTACAATCCAGATGTTTGGCGTTTTTATACTTTTAATCAAATGCAATATTTCTTTGATGATTTTGTTAATGAAGATACTAAAATTTTTAGGCATGAAGTATATCATAGTGAAGACCATATCCTTCAAAGAAAACATTTAACTCAATCTTGGTGTGATATGTATGGCATTCCGTATGATGGCTATAAGCCAAAGATTTATTTAAACCCAAGAGAACTTGAAATAGCTAGGGATAAAATAAAACCAGATGGTAAGCCTATTATGTTGTTACAAACTCATGGTGGTTCGCCTAATGGACAATATTCAAAAAAATCTTGGTTTAGAGATATGCCTGTTGAAATTGCCCAAAAATTAGTTAACTATTTTAATAAATCATATCGCATATTACATATTAAAACTCCTGAACAACCAGAATTGCAGGGAGTTGAGATGCTAAATTTGCCGTTCAGAGAATTATATGCTGTGTTTCCTCTTTCAACCAAAAGATTATTTATTGATAGTTTTGCACAACATGTTGCAGCAGCATTGGATTTGGAAAGTACTGTGGTTTGGATTGGTAATAAACCTGAAATATTTGGTTATTCTGAGCATATTAATATACAGCCAAATGCTAATTATGTGAGGGAACTGAATAAGTTCAGTTATCTTGACCAATTTGATATTTCAGGTCAGATACAACAATTTCCTTATGATACAATAAATTTGTTTGATATTAATAAAATTATTGAAGCAGTAAATAAACAAAAGTAAATAAAATTAAATCCCATCATATTGATGGGATTTTTATTTGAAAATAAGTTTGGTTTAAAGTATTTATCTCTAATAATGGTAATTTAGCATGGCATACGATAATAGACCAAATTTAAATTGTAGACAATTCGACCAAAAGGGTAGTGATTATTTATTTTTAGCCGGACAAAACTGTATTTGTAGTGGTGGAACAATAAGTTCAGATAATGGATATCAAGTTTCAGGTATCACTGTATTTGATACCGGGATGGTATCAAGTTCAATTCAAATTGGCTGTAATGCAATTTCATCTGGAATTGCTGCCACTGTTGTTGGTACAGGCGCACTCGCATCAGGATTAACCTCAATTTCAATCGGGTGCAATAGTAAATCATGTGGTAATGGTAGTATTTCAATAGGAACAGTATCAAATGCACACGCTCTTTGTGGTATCTCAATCGGATGTGGTGGTAATGCTTGTTGCGATTATTCAATAAGTATTGGTGCTAATTCAATTTCATATGGGTCTGGTGGTATTGCTGTTGGTAAGATAACTAAATCATATGAAAATAGTATTTCAATTGGAAATAATTCGTGTGCAACAAATATTAATGGGATTGCTATTGGCGAAAATAGTATAGCAATTAACAGTTCAAGTATTGCTATAGGTTATAATACCCTTGCATACTGTACTTGTTCACATGTCATTGGAAATTATATATGTAATAATATTAAAGATTCTCTGGGTTTAGGCTGGTATAGTGGTGCTACATATCAAACTCCTTCAATTTTATTTTCCGATACATTATCATATTTTTATGGAAAGGGTGATGCTAAAGTAGGGTTCGGAGTTTGTAACCCAACTGCAAGGGTTGATATATATACCACTACAACATGTGGATTTAAATTGGTTGATGGTAATCAAGGTGCTGGAAGAATATTAACTAGTGATACTAATGGTTATGGAAAATGGTGTGCTGTAAGTTTAGGTATTACGACAGCTAATAATGGTTTAAATGTTATTGGTAGTAATGTACGATTAGGCGGTGCATTAACTGGAAACACTTCTATTAGTGCAAATTATACTCTCACAATTGGCTCATGTGCAAAATTAAACACTGAATGTGGTTATCAAATTAGCGGTAATACAATACTATGCACAGCTAAAAGTGATATCACCAGTGTTTTTATGGGATATAATGCAGGCTCAAATTCAGTTAATTCATATAATATTGGAATTGGTTATAGTACGTTAAAATGCAATCCCACTGGAAATAATAATATCGCTGCTGGTTTTAAAGCATTGTGTTGTAATACTTGTGGAAGTCATAATATTGCTTTTGGTAATTCCGCACTTCAGGTAAATACTAGTGGGTGCAATAATATTGCAATCGGTAGCTCTTCATTATATACCAATTCTGTTGGGTATAGTAATGTTGCTGTTGGTGGTGGTTCACTCCAAAGCAATACTGGTGGTACTCAAAATGTTGCTATTGGTGCATCGGCTTTAGTTCAAAATACCAAAGGTAATGACAATACTGCTGTTGGTGCACTTGCATTAATGCTTAATACTTGTGGTTGTCACAATGTTGGTATTGGATATGAATCTGTATGGAAAAACACTACTGGTTGTGAAAATATTGGTATTGGATTATTTAGTTTATCGTGTAGCCAAACTGGAAGTAAAAATGTTGCTGTTGGTATTTGTGCCGGATTTAGTAGTGTTGGTAGTAATAATGTTTATCTGGGAAATAGTGCAGGTTTTTATGAAACTGGCTCAAATAGACTACACATTGGTAATTGTTGGTGCTGTTCATTAATATATGGTGAGTTTGATAATAAAATGGTGAAAATTGATGGCACATTGTGTGCTAGTTCGAATATGTGTGCTACTAATTTTATTTTGACTTCCGATGAAAGATATAAAACAAATGTTTCATCAATTTCAATTGCCCCCGTAAATATTGACTATAAACAATTTGAAATGTGTGATGAACCCAATCAATTGAGATATGGTGTTTTAGCTCAAGAATTACATTTAGTAAATCCTGAATTAACTAGAATTAATTCTTGTGGATACTTAAGTGTAGCATATATTGACTTATTAATTAAAGAAGTCGCATATTTAAAATATAAAATATCTGAATTAGAAAAGAAAATTCAATAATGGCTAGAGTTCCTGATACAAATACATTTTCGTTACAAGATGTTGTCAATGTTGTGAATCCGGCAACTGGTGATTTAATCAGTTGCAATAATAATTCAATAGCTGAATATTTTGATGCTAGATATAGTGGCGATAAAAATTCATTGTATAATTTCAGGAATTATGGTTTTGACCCTGTAAGCAGCACTAGTACTACGACTACTACAAGTACCACTAGTACCAGTACGTCAACAACAACACTACAGCCGTTAGATTTTGCTATAAATAGTAGTTGTACGTATTATCCTGATACACTTACTATTTCAACCAGTTCGTATGTTGGCGGTAGTGGCGTATATTATGCGGGTACTAGTATCTTTAATAGTGAATCTGAGGCATTATCCAATACTAATTGGATATTAGTGAATGGATTTGGTGCAGGTATTACTCCTGCTAATGGTACATATTGGGCAGTTGTTAAAGATTCTGTTGGAAATATAAAAGCAAAAAGTGTTGTGGTTTCATGTTTTCCAGCACCTTCTACAAGTACAAGCACGACTACAAGTACAACTACGACAACGCAACCACCTACAGCACCGTTCATAAATTCGATTACGTTCCCCGCAAAAACATTTAATTCAGTTACTGTCGAATCAAATGTTTCATCTGATGGTGGTAGTCCTATTACCGAACGTGGAATTTGTTATAATTTAACTGGTAACCCAACAATTAATGATAATAAAGTTTTAATGAGTAATGTAGTTGGTTTACTTTCTGTAGATGTTACTGGATTAGCACCAAATACCGGATATTACTTCTGTGCATATGCAGTGAATAGTGTTGGAATAACATACTATTGCTATCCGTTTGAGATATATACTGATGCTATTGTGACAACAAGTACCAGTACTAGTACAACTACGACAACACAAGCACCGACTACGACTAGTACTACTACTAGTACCACTAGTACTACTACAAGTACCACTAGTACTACCACTACGACTGAAAGCACATTAATGTATCCTTGGTATCAAGTATTTGAAAGTATTAGCGGATATTGTGGCGAAGTACCATATACTTATACTATGCCGGGATTAGAGGCATCACAATATGCTTGTTATAGTTACAATACTTGTGGATATGATTCATTTGAAGGATTCAAATTTAGGGTGAAAAATTTAGTGGTTGGTGCTCAATTATATTCATATAGTTTTGAAGGTGTACCATATTCAAGCCCAACAAACTATGGTTATTATTTTATGACAGATTCAACAGGTGCTGTATCTTATATTATTAGTTTTACTAGTGATGGTATAATTCAATCAATTACGACAAGTTGTCCTCAGCCAACAACTACGACCACAACTAGTACTACAACGACTACTGCAGCACCGAATGCTACTGCGAGGTTATGGACTGTAACAATTCCTACAAATGTTACAAGATTAAACGTTACTGTTCTATATACAAATAATTCAGGTGTTGATAAAAACATGAAGATTAGAGTAATGAACAATACTCAAGGTAGTTCATGGGTTGAAGGTATTGTTCATAGTATTTTTAATGGCGATACAAATGTTTCTTATTTAGATGTACTAAACATGGGTGTTAGCAATTTTGCTGGTGATTCGTTCAGTATTGAATTAAGTCTTGATGGCGGTAGCACTTGGACAGGTACGATTTATCATAGTAATCCATTAACATTGCCATATGATGAAAGTGCATGATGAAATTGATTTGAATATCTGATGAATTAAATAAGATATTTTGTATTTATATAGTAAACATAGTTAAGAATGGCAACTGATACTAAACCGAATTTAATTAGTGGTAAATTTGAACAGTGTGTTGGAGATGTATTAAATCTTTCAGGATGCACTCAGATTTATGGTACAATGGATATTCATCCTCAAGGTACTATTGACTCATGTAGTGGATATAAGATATCTGGGGTTACTACTTTAATTAATCAATTTCGCTGTGGTTATGCCGGAGCATCTGGTCAACCATTAATTGGTCAAGGTACTACAACAGCACCTACATGGGCAAATTTAAATACTGGTTACATAGCGTATAAATCAGCAAGTAGTTTTGTTGATTCACAAATATATACTGATGGTACTAATATTGCAATAGGTACAACCACATTAGATGGAAAACTTAATGTTAGTGGAAAAACAAAAACCGCTACACTTCAAATTACAACAAATGCTGGTGCTGGAAAAGTATTAGTATCCGATGCAAGTGGAAATGCTGCTTGGTGTACATTATCAGCATCAGGCATTCAAACAGCTAATAATGGTTTAAATGTTATAGGTAGTAATGTACGATTAGGTGGTGCTTTAACTGGAAATACTTCTATTACCGGGGCATATACCCTAAGCATTTGCGGTGGTGCAATACTGAATACTACATGTGGATATCAGGTTTCGGGGTCTACTATATTTAGGACATCACCAAATACAATATCATCAATATTAATTGGATGTGGTGCAGGTAATAACACTTCCACGGGAGCTGATAATATAGGTATTGGATACCAAGTATTGTTTAAGAATACTAGTGGTATTGGTAACATTGCAATTGGATGTCAATCACTTCAATGTAATATTACCGGATGTTATAATGTTGCGAATGGTTTTGGTTCATTATTATATAACACAAGTGGAAATAATAATATTGGTCTTGGTAATGGTAGCCTATATTCAAATTCAATTGGTTGTGCCAATATTGGTGTTGGATATCAAGCATTGCTTAGTAATTCAAGTGGTTGTTATAATATAGGTGATGGATTTCAAGCACTTTATTCAAATACTACGGGATGTTTTAATATTGCACATGGATTTCGAACACTATACTGTAATACGACAGCAAATAATTTAATTGCGATTGGTACATGTGCATTATATAATAATACTTGTATTAATGCTAGTTGTAATGGTCAGTACAATATAGCTGTTGGACATGGTGCATTAAGTGGAAATACTTATGGCTGCGCAAATTATGCTTTTGGTTATGGCTCATTAAGTGGAAATACCACTGGATGTTATAATGTAGGTATTGGTTATCAAACACTTACAAAAAATACAACTGGTCGTAATAATATTGCTAAAGGTTATCAGGCGTTAGCAAAGAATACAATTGGTATTGATAATATTGCCAATGGTTATGGGGCACTTTTTTGTAATACTTGTGGTTCATATAATATCGCCAATGGTTGCCAAGCACTTTGTACTAATACAACTGGCTGTAACAACATAGCCAATGGTTATCAAGCTCTTTTTCTTAATACTATTGGTTGTCATAATATAGCTAATGGCAATGGTGCACTTTTTACTAATTCTTGTGGTTCATATAATATCGCCAATGGTAATTTTGCACTTATTAGTAACACAACTGGTTGTGATAATATTGGATTAGGTCAAAATAGTGGTTATTTAAACTCAACAGGTTCATTAAATATATTTATAGGTAGATGTGCTGGATATAATGAAACTGGTTCAGGTAAACTATATATTGCTACAGGTGCAACAAACCAATTAATATATGGCGATTTTTCAATTAAAGAAGTAACATTACCTAAACTTAAACTTTGTGAAACACCCGCAGATGGTACTTGTAGTAATTCTGTATTAGTTTGGGATTCTAGTAGTTGTTGTGTGAAAAAAGCACCATATTATAGCGGATGTACTGGTATTTTGACAGCTAATAATGGTTTGACTAAATCAGGTACGAATGTTCGTTTAGGTGGGGCGTTGACGGGTGATACAATAATTAGTGGTAGCAATAGTTTAAGTATTTGTGGAAATGTTGGTATTGGCACTATTTCGCCAACATATAAATTAGATGTTAGAGGCACTACTGCTGCAAATGGTGTGCGTTCGGCGATGGGATATGATATGTATCCTGTTCCAGACCCCACTTCACTATCAGGAGTTGTTAGTGCAGGTGGTAGCGTTGATACAGGTACACATTATTATTGGGTATCATTTACAACTGCAATAGGTGAAACTCACGCTTTTCTTTCTAGTGTTATAACAACAACTGCTGGTAATAATACTGTCACATTAACTGTCCCAACATCAACTGACCCTAGAGTTACTGGAAGAAAATTATATAGAACTAAAGCAGGTACTAACTATTGGCTTGAATATTATTTAGGTGCTATAAATGATAATGTAACGACAACATATGTGGATACTGCAGCAGATTCAACTTTAAGTGGTAGTAATGCAGTAGCTAATACAAGAGCTAATACCACAAGTTATTATCTTAGTGTTAATGGTGTTAGAATTGCAATGCCAGACCCAAATGTAACTATCTTTGGTTATAATGCTGGTAGTTCTATTACTACTTCTCCACAATCTGTTTATATTGGTTCTAGTGCTGGTAGATTAGTAACTACTGGTGGATATAATACTGTGGTTGGTTATTTGTCCCTATATACTAATGTTGTGGGTGCTTCGAATTCTGCGTTTGGAACATCTACATTGAGATATACAACAGGTAGTCAATCTTCTGCATTTGGTTCATTAGCTTTAATGAATTTTGTCGGTGATGGCTCAACGGGTATTGGTTATGCTGCTGGTATGAATATGGGTTGTGGTAATTCAAGCACTTATTTAGGTTATATGGCAGGTTACTATCTTTCAAATGGTAGTTCTTTATTTACTGGTGCTACGAATAGTTTATATTTAGGTGCAAGCACTAAAGGTTCGGCAAATGGCGTATCCAATGAAATTGCTATTGGTCAAAATGCAATTGCTAAAGGTTCAAATACTGCAGTTTGGGGTAATACGTCAATAACAAGTCATTATTTTAGTGGTAGTATAACGTTAACTGGTTCTGCCCCTACAGCTAAATTACATCTACCTGCAGGTACTGCTACGGCAGGTACAGCACCATTGAAATTAAATTCAGGTACTAATTTAACTAATCCAGAAGCTGGTGCAGTTGAATTTGATGGCACTAACTTATATTTTACTCCATCATCGACAAGAAGAACTGTTGCATTCTTGGATTCGCCTACATTTACAGGCACACCGTTAGCACCAACTGCATGTGCAGGTACAAATACTACACAAATAGCAACAACAGCTTTTGTTACCACAGCAGTAAGTGCTGCAGGTGGTGGTGCAACTGTTGATGATGTTGCACCTACAGGAAGTGTGGGAAAATTATGGTTTCAGCCAACAAACGGTAGTTTAATGGTATATGCCGGGGGTGCTTGGGTTACTGGAAACAGAAACGGTATTGATGGTAAAGGTTGGACTGGTGGTTCATATAATGCATCGACAGGTATTGTAACGTTTGGCTCATCAAATGGTTTAGGATTTTCAACAGGCGATTTACGTGCTTCACTTACTGATGATTCGGTAACATATGCTAAATTAGGTACTGGTTTTAAGAACGCTATTACTGATAATGATGGTGCATTTGACTTTTCAACTGCAGGTATTATTACTGCAAATATAAGTGGAACAACGACAATTAGTTTCACTAATTTACAAAGAAACAAAACATTAAAAGTAAAATTGGTTATTACTAATTCGCCAACAATTAATTTCCCATCATATGCAGTAAAATTAGCTGGTAGTCAAACACTTGCGAATGGTACTTTCTATTTATATTTTGACTGTTGGGAAAGTACGGGTGGTTCAGAATTAGTTTTATATAGTATAATGAAGGCAGCTTAATATGTTTGGAATTGGAATACCTATGATAATTGTTGGTGAGGATTCATTATACTCATTCACCGAATTTACATTTACCAATGCTGCAGCTACTGGTCGATATGGACCTACTTTGGTTCAATGTCAAACTGCTTATGCTGGACAAGTATGGCTTGCTTCATATTTTACAATGAGTACTCAGGGATATCAGTTATGGACTGTGCCTACTACTGGTACTTATCGAATTGAGATAAGCGGTGCTCGTGGTGCTAGAGTTAGTGGACAAGTATATACATCGGGAAGAGGTGTTAAAGTTAGGGGTGATATTAGTTTAACTAAGGGAGATGTATTAACAATTATAGTTGGACAATATATCGATAGTCCAAACACTGGCAATGCATCAACATATACTGGTCTTGGTGGTGGTGGTGGCAGCTTTGTCGCTAAAAGTGGTACAATATTAATTGCTGCAGGTGGCGGTGGTGGTGCTAGTACGTATACTAGTAATAGTCCACAAGGATATAATGGCGGTGATGGTTTAACTACAACTTCGGGTGGATATGGTGATGCTGCCAATTCACTTGGTGCTGGTGGTACTGGTGGTGGTGGTGGTACAGTATATACTGCAGTATCGTCACAAATGTATAGAGGTGGTGCTGGTGCAGGATGGTCAGCAGTTGGACAAAACGGTAATGGGTCAACAACACATCCATTTGGTCAGGTTAGTTATTATGGCGAAGGTGGTTTTAGTTACAGTGGTGGTTTTATAGGTGGTGATTATAACTATAGTTGGGGTAACCCAACAGCATATGCTTCTACACATGGAGGATTTGGTGGAGGCGGCGGTGGAAATGGTATTATTTCTGGTGGTGCTGGTGGTGGCTATTCTGGTGGTGGTATTGGTGGTGCTGGTTCATATATTGCAGGTGCTGGTGGTGGTGGTTCATATATAGTATCGACAGCTACTAATGTTGCAACAAGTAATGGTCAGTATGCGGGTTCATCCACGTTTAATGGAAATGCAATAACAAATTTATCTTCATATAATGAAGCAATGGGATATGTAAAAATAACGAGATTATAAAATTAGAAATATGAGTACAAGTATTAGTTTTCCAGCAAATCCACAAGTGGGTGATACATATACATATGGTTCGGTGACCTATGAATGGAATGGTATTAGTTGGAATGTTAAATCAACAATTACATATCTAACCGATATTGTTCAAGATACTACTCCGCAATTGGGTGGTAATTTAGATATGAATGATAAAAGCATTCAATTGACAGCAGCACTTTCAACTAATCAATCGTATGTTGGTACTATTGAAAGCGGAACTGTTGGTGAAAATGTTGCATTTGGTGATGTTTTATATTTAAAGTTTAGTGATGGTAAGTGGTGGAAAGCAAATGCTAGTGGATATACCACAACACCTGCAGTAAGAATGGCATTGGCGACAATTACTGCGAATAATAGTGGTAATTTATTGGTTGAGGGATATATTCGTTATGATTCTTGGAGTTTCGCAACAAATAAGGTGTATTTATCTGCATCAACTTCCGGGGCAATTACAACAACACAGCCATCAACTACTGGAAATCAAATACAGGTAATTGGCGATGCTAAAACAAGTGCAAAACTATATTTTAAGCCATCAAGAGATGTCGGTCAAATTTAATAAAAATGGATAAAAAACAATTAGATAGACTTGTTTGGAATGAATTATTTAAGGAGCGTGAAATAATAATCACTCAAAATAATGATGGTTCATATATTATGAATCAAATGCCGTTTCATGCTGAAATGAAATCGAAGGCAAATGATAATGAATTTCTAACATATCGTTTTGGCGATAATTTCTTATCATATGACTTAATTAGTATTGGCTTTGATAATGGTGAAATTATTGGTAATCCAAAAACAGGTGAAACAATATTAGAATCCGATTCTAAATTAAAATATAAAAATTGTTTTGGAAGTGGTATTGATATTGATGTGAATATCACAAAAGAGGGTGTTGGTAAAAATATTGTAATAAATTCATTATCTGACTTAGGCGAAATACCTGACAATACTGAATATGTTGATGTTTTATTTAAAATAAATACAAATTTTGATTTTAGTTTTTTAACTGAAGACGAGTTTATTATTGGCGATGTTCTGTATATTGATTCGGATAGTTATATTAATAAAGTCAAAACTTGGGATTTAAATAATTCGGTTGATGATGAAACCAAAGGTATTTTATATCTTAAAAATGGCGAGATTTATCTTAAAAAACAAATAAGTGTTGAATATTTAAAATCGGCAATATTTCCTGTTTATAGTGATTTATTTCTCAGTTTTGGCGTAACACCAACAGGTGCTAACTTTGGCTCAAGTTTAGAATATCCTACTATATCTAAATTAGACAGTACTCATTTTGTTGTCGCATATCCTGATATTTCAAATCTTAGTTATGGTACGGCTATTATTGGTACTATTAATGGAGGTCGAATTACTTATGGTAGTGCATACGTTTTTAATTATAGTACTACTTCCAATATATCGGTTATATCATATAATAGTACTCATTTTGTGGTAGCATATACTGATGCTGGTAATAATTATTATGGCACAGCAATGATTGGAACAGTAACTGGAACTGCAATTAGTTATGGTAGTGGATATGTGTTTAGTGCAGTGTTTGGTACTTCTAATACATCTGTTTCATTATTAGATAGTACTCATTTTGTCGTAGCATATAATGCTAACTCAAATGGTTCTGCTGTGATTGGCACTATAAGTGGTACTGCAATTAGTTATGGTAGCACATATGTATTTAATGCTGCAGCCATTTCATATACATCTGTTTCAGTTTTGAATAGTACTCATTTTGTTGTAGCCTATCGTGATGATGGTAATAGTAATTATGGAACTGCAATTGTTGGTACTGTGAGCGGAACTGCTATTAGTTATGGTAGTGAATATGTGTTTAATACTGCAAATAGTAATTATACATCAGTTTCGTTATTAGATAGCACACATTTTGTTGTGGTATATACTGATGAAGGAAACGGTAGTTATGGTACAGCAATTATCGGTACTGTAAGTGGCACTGCAATTAGTTATGGTAGCGAATATGTGTTTAATGCTGCAACTACTATTAATACATCTGTTTCATTATTAGATAGTACTCATTTTGTTGTAGCCTATCGTGATAGTGGCAACAGTAATTATGGAACAGCTATAGTTGGTACTGTGAGTGGTAGTGTTATAAGTTATGGTAGCGAATCTATATTTTATGCTGGAAATATTACTTATGTGTCTGTTTCGTTGTTGGATGATAGTCATTTTCTAGTTGCATATTATATTGGTAGTGGTAGGGTATCAATAGGTACAGTTGGTGATATTGGTATTGGCTATGGTAGCGAATATGTGTTCAATGCAGCATTTACACAATATATATCATCTGTTAAAATAGATAGCACTCATTTTATAACAACCTATCAAGATGGCGGTAATAGTAATTATGGTACTGCAATAATTGGTACTATTAGTTTAAATAATGTAATTAGTTATGGTAGTGAATATGTATTTAATCCAGCAACCACTACTGATATATCTGTTTCGTTACTGGATAGTACTCATTTTGTTGTAACATATTCTGATGGCGGTAATAGTTATTACGGTACTGCGATAATTGGTACTGTAAGTGGAACTGCAATTAGTTATGGTAGTGAATATGTATTTAATGCAGCAAGCACTACATATATTTCAGCGACTATGCTGGATAGCACTCATTTTATTGTAGGTTACAAGGATGGTGGTAATAGTAGTTATGGTACAGCAATAATTGGTACTGTAAGTGGAAGTGCAATTAGCTACGGTAGTGAATACGTATTTAATGCTGCAGCTACTGATTTTATTAGCGTTAGTGCATTAGATACCACGCATTTTGTTGTAACATATTCTGATGGCGGTAATAGTTATTACGGTACGGCAATAATTGGTACTGTTAGTGGAACGGCAATTAGTTATGGTAGCGAATATGTGTTTAAGGCGGGTAATGCTCAATATATATCATCAGCTAAAATAGATGGTACTCATTTTGTTGTAGCATATTCTACTGCATATGGTGCTGCTGTGATTGGTACTGTAAGTGGGAGCGTAATTAGCTACGGCAACACATATTGGTTTAACAATTCTCAAGTTCAAAATGATAATCCTATAAGTCTTTCATTATTAGATAGTACTCATTTTGTAGTCGCATATGGAAATAGTGATATTGGTGGTACTAAATGGGGTGCTGCTGTGGTTGGTACTATAAATGGGACGGTGATTGATTTTAATGTTGGATATATGTTTAATGGAGCATATAGTTGGTATTTGTCAACAGTAAATATTGATGCCACACATTTTGTTGTCACATATTATGATGGTGGTAATAGTTATTATGGTACTGCAATTGTGGGACAAATAAATTATGATGAATTATTTTTTAACTATTCAATTTATAATAATAATTCATCGTATATTTCAATTGCTAAATTAGATAGTACACATTTTGTTATTACATATGCTGATGATGGAAATAGTAGTTATGGAACAGCAATAATTGGTACTGTAACAAATGGTGTAATTTCATATGGAAGTGAATATGTGTTTAATACAGCAACCACTGATTTTATTAGTGTTAGTGCATTAGATAGTACACATTTTGTTGTTACATATCGTGATGGTGGCAACAGTAATTATGGCACTGGAATAATTGGCACAGTAAGTGGAACGGCAATTAGTTATGGTAGCGAATATGTATTTAACACTGCAAGTACTTCATATAAATCAGTAATGACTTTAGATAGTACTCATTTTGTTGTTGTTTATTCTAATGTTGGAGGACCTACTGGAAGTGCTGTAGTCGGTACTGTTAGTGGAACAGCAATTAGTTATGGTACTGTATACGGATTTAATACTGCAACGAATTATACTTCTGCTGCATTGTTGGATAGTACTCATTTTATTGTTGGATTTTCTAATGGAGCTAATAGTAGTTATGGGACGGCAATAATCGGTACAATAAGTGGAACTGCGATTAGTTATGGTAGTAAATATGTTTTTAATTCAGCAAGCACTGGTTATATTTCAGCGATTATGCTGGATAGTACTCATTTTGTTATTGCATATGCTGATGATGGAAATAGTAGTTATGGTACTGCAATAGTTGGCACTGTTAGTGGAACTGTAATTAGTTATGGCAGCGAATATGTGTTTAATGCTGCAACAACTACATATGTTTCAGCAACTATGTTGGATAGTACTCATTTTATCGTGACATATACTAATGGCGGTAATAGTAGTTATGAAACTACAATAGTTGGTACTGTGAGCGGGACTGCAATTAGTTATGGTAGTGAATATGTTACCAAACCAGTCTCAACAACATATAAAAATATTGCTCAATTAGATAGCACTCATGCTATTGTGGGAGATAGTACTAATGGTACATATATTACATATTCTCCAACAATTATAGGTAAAATAATTAATGCTGTTAAAAAC